CATTTAAATCTTCAGCATATAGTACACCATCTCTATTATGAAAACACTCAATATGCCTGTGTGAAGAAATATCTGTATCAACTACACCATTATCCGTTGTTAGAATGTACCTCTTCATCAATGTTCATCTCCTTATTCACAATTCTAATCTTAAGATTAGTACTACTGAAATCATGCTTCCTTGAAAGAAAGAATATTTCTTTATCTAAAGATTTTACTAATTCTGCATTTTCCCAGTTCTTACCCTTATGGTCTTCACCAAGAAAATATATATCATAATCAAGACTCTGAATTAATGTAGCTGCATCTTCTTTATTTTCATATGGTATAATTTCATCAATCCATTTAACAGATCTCAACTGCATAAATCTTTCATAAATTGATTGCACTGGAGATTTATAATTTGGACAACAATGCAAAGCTACAATAAGATAATCACAATGTCTTTTTGCTTCTTCTATTGCAAGTAAATGGCCTGGATGAAGTATATCAGCCACCATAGGATATACACCAATCTTCATATGTTACCCCCTATTCATTAATAAATCTATCGCTTATAATTTTAGGTACACAAGTCTTCCAATTTATTGAATGATGTAGTCTTGGATGACTTTCGCCTACAAGAGATATTTTTATACTATGTGGACAAGCTAATACTGAATAAAATGATTTTACATATGTACCATATGCCTTATATGCTTCAGTATTGCCTCCAGTTCTAGACTGTGTAAGAACTTGACCTAAGTTAACTACTGGTGTTTGTAGAAAAATCTCACCACGCTGACCTAATACAGTATATGCATTAACATCGTCATTAAATCTACCAAGAAAATAAAAGTCATCTTCAGGTTTACCTACTTTGAAGAAAAAAGTATTCATAGCTTTTCTTTTAACCTGAGATTTCCATACATTACCATTTACACCACCTTGCATTTCCCCAGTTTGTGCAAATGCTATAGTTCTTATAGGTGCTTCATCTATATAATCAAGCACTGCTTCACACACTGAATCAAAATCTTCTATGAGAATATTTCTTAATATTTTACCTTCTGGTACTCTATATCGAAATTCAAGATAATCATCTTCAAATTCAGCAAAATAGTCTAAACCAAGTTGTCTTGCAATATCAAAACATACGTTTCTAGCATATACAACTACATTTCTACCATCAAAATTGTCATATACATCAAACTTTTTAGCAACTTCAGCTTTATCAAAGATTATTACTCGTTCTTCTCCAAATAGCTCTTTATACCTATCTACTGTATCATCTTCATTATCTACAATGAAATAATACTTACCAGTATAATGAACTTTCTCTAAAGTTTTTACAGTAAAAACTTCATCAGGACGACCATGAGATAATATAAATATTGCAAAATTATCTCTAACCATTTGCTTTCTCACCTCTAGCTAATGCTTCTTGTACCGAAGTCTGTTTACGAGCAATATCCATAATTCTATTCTGCATGGTTACATAACCATTTGCAATAGCATCATTTAAATCTATAATGACAAGTGCTGATTTTTCCATGAGTTTTTGCATCTCTCTTGGCTGATGTGCATAATAGTCAGCTATCTTACCATAATTAAACACCATATGTCTTGTAGCAGCATTTATTAAAAATTCTTTCTGTTCATCACTAACATTTGATGCTCTTATCTCTTTAACAAGTTCATCATACTTTAATGTAGAAACAAGCTCATGCACACTTGGGCACTCTGCTTTTGGCAAATACTGTGGAATTGAAACCTTAGTAGTATACTTAGAATCTTCTTCTATGGGCTCAAGATCAAATAAATCGAATTTATCCATATACACACCTCATTAAGCAATTTCTGGTACTATATTGTATATGTTATCCTTAACACAAACTATAGCTTGATTATCTCCAAAATTTAATGTAATAAATTCTCCTGTAGCAGATTCAAGAATCGACTTAATATCAGTAAAATCTAATACTGATTTATACTCGTCAGTTATAGTTGTTTCATTAGCATAAATAATCTCTTCCTTATTTATACTATTCATATCACTAATTATAACCTTATTCTGCCCAAATGTAAATACCCCATATGTTCTATCAATAGCAGAACTTTTATCAGAAAATATGAAGAGTCTATTAATTGCCTGTAGCATTTCAAGCCTATTTATAGTAACAGAATAATCATATTCTTTATAAGCTCTATCTCTAATAACTGACACAGGTACCTTTTTTATTGAAGCCTCATTTGAAGGTAGTATAGCAGTAAGTTCAATATCAGCAGTTTTAAACTTTGCCTTAGTTTGTATCATACCTTCTGATACTTCATCCTGACCAATTGAAAATTCAACCTTATCAGATTTAAATAGTTTAAACAGCTTTACAAGTTTTGCATTAAGAAGCATTTTAACATCTTCATCAAGTGTAAATTTATTTACACAAGCACCTGAAGTAAATGTAATTGCTCCTTCACTATCAACATAATACAAACTTTGTACTGGATTACTAATAACCTTTCCTACAAGCTGTTTACTGTTATATGTAAATATGCTATCAAGTATAGCTCCATTAATAGTAAATGTATTTGTTACATTCTGTATTGTTATTTCTGGCAGTTTAAGTAGTTCTGTGCCATCATATACAAGAGGAAGTTTATATTTACCATTACCAGAAATTAGCAAGCTGTTTCCAGAAATATCCAAAGTTACAAGCTCAGTTGTTATTTTGGAAATAAGCTTAAGAAACAATTCTGCATTTACTGTAGCATGAAAATCTTCACTGATATTTGTTGATAATTTTATTTTAATGAAATATTCTCTATTTGTAACCTGTAAATAAAGATTATTATTTGATAATGTTAATTCAAGAGTTTCTGTAATTTCAGATAACCCATTTGAATCTACAGCAAATAAAATCTTAGAACAAATATTATTTAAATCCTCTGTTTTAAGTGTGATTGACATCTATATACCTCTTTAATCCATAAGTGTTACATCATTTATCTGTAAACAAAAATTCATATTTAAAAAATTAGCAGCTTGTTTACACAGCTTCATTCTACCATAAAATATTTCATAATACTCAAACACAGAACTATATTTTGGATTTAATTCCAATTTTAATGTTATTAATGAATCTTCTTTATTAACTACAATATGTGAAGAATTAACAGCATAGTTTACTCTATCATGAATACCAAATGTATTCACATCTTGATTTCTAACTCTACTCCTTCTCACATCAGCTTTATCAGCTATTATAAGTGCTGCAGATATAGGACTTACTGGAGAACCTGTAGTTTCATCGTGGTTCCCAATTGCTGACATAATCTGTAGTATATCATGCAGTTCAAAATTATGGCTAAGTAATATATTATATGCCATTACTGCTCCAGAATGTGCATGGTCATGTCTATTAATCACATTACCTATATCATGCATATAACAAGCAATTTCAGCTAATTCTATTGTATGTTCATCATAATCAAGCTCTTTTAAAATCTTACAACACATTTTAGCTACCCTTGATACATGTGCTAAATTATGTTCTGTAAAATTCATAGCAGCTAATGTAGAGTCCGCAGCTGAAATATATTGTGCTAAATTTAATTCTTGTACTATGTTTTTCATGAGTATATTATATTATATATTGTATGTTTTGTAAATATCATTTTATAACATTAGAAATAAATTCTTCTGTTACCTCTGGATGATTATTTTTTAATAATTCAAATGCTTTAGTTTTATCATATTTAATCAAATAATCCTCATACTCTTTTCTGAGTTCAGAACTATACACATCTAAATACCATGACTTAAAATCATCTGCATCACACTTCATAGGAACTGATACTTCAGGTTTTGCAGAATTAATCATAATCTCAGATAACAATTGTTTACATCGTTCTTTATTTTCTTCAGGACACTCTCCAATTAACTCATCATGAACTGCTATCAACAATCTAAATCCTAATGATTTTAATTCTTCATTATTAAAAACATTTATCATAGCACGTTTAGACATAGAAGCAGCACCACCTTGAATACGAGCATTTACACACTGTCTTTCTGCCTGTGATACAAAACCAGAATTGTTATATACAGTAAGATTATCCTTACTAGCCCTGGCCTTAATATTATCAACTTCTTTTCTATTTTTACAATGATTTAATTCATTTAAATATTGTTCTATTAATTTTGTATTTACAGTATAATTAACGCCCGAACTACCTATTAAAGGATTAAATGTTGATACTTTTGAATTAGATTTAACTTCATATCTAGGACGTTGAATATCAGGCAATCTTCTACGTCTTCCCCAAACATCTTCAACATACCCATTTGCTTTTGCAAATGCTTGAGTTTCATTAATCCAATTTTCTACTTTAGGAAACTGCTTAAAAAAGCTTGATTTTATGTCACCTGCTTCTTTAATAGAACAATTAAGAGATTCTGCAATGGCTGGTATTTCCATCCCATACATAATTCCAAGAAGGAGTGTTTTGCAGCTAGATCTACGTTTCTTACCATCTGGGTTCATAGAGCCATCTGGCCTAAATTCAAGATTATCCTCATAATTATTATGATATACTCTTGAAGCAATTGTAGCATATAAATCTTTCCCCTCTTTATATGCATTAATCATATGTTCATCACCAGAGTAATGAGCCAACAATCTAGGTTCTTGCTGACTGTAGTCGCTTCCAACCATAACATATCCAGGGCTTGCTGTAAATAACATCCTTATTGAATTTTCATGAGAAGGAATATTCTGCAAATTTGGATCACTTGAACTAAATCTGCCTGTAGCAGCTCCATACTGATTAAAGCTTGCATGAAGCCTTCCATCCCTTTCAGAAATACATTCTGGTAACTTATCTATATATGTATTTACTAATTTTAATAAACCCCTATATTCTAATATTAATTCACATATAGGTAGATTTAATTTTAAAAGTATATCTTCACCTGTACCTCTTGGTTTCTTTTTATCAACCACTGGAACTTTTAACACATCATATAATAATATTGCTAATTGTGTAGGTGATGCCAGATTGATTGGATTTTCAAGCTGTTCAGATTTTGATTTAGCTAAACCTGAACCAGTTGATTTTACAGGATGAAAATTAGCATCTGCAGTTAATCTCCATTTTTCAATAATATCATTATAATTGGCTAACTCTGCATCTATTTTTTTCTGAATGTTATTTAATTTTATATCATATTTACTCTTTAGTCTCTTTGAATATTCTAAATCTAAACACACACCTGTGAGCTCCATTTCTGCTACTACAGGTATAACAGGAAATTCAACTGTATCAAGCAAATGCATAAGATTTTTGTTTTCTGGCTTTTCTAATTCTTTCAATTGATATTCATATAACTTATATGTTTTAAAAGAATCTGTTGCAGAATACAGTGCAAATAATTCAGGATCTATAATTGCATAATCAAGTTTATCAAATAGATGCTCAATAGAATATCTCGCTTCATTTGGATCTATTTTCATAACATACTGATCTTTTAACTTAGCGGATAATTCATTTTCATCAAGAACCTTTGCAGCAATCTGTGAATCCCAATATATTGGAAAACTACAACCACATGTACATTTAATTACTTCATAATCAAATTTCCCATTGTGTGTTAGAATTTTAATATTATTAAGCTTAAGAATACCTTCTCTAATCTCATCTTCAGTTAATTGCCATTCTAACCTCTCCATAGTATTTCTATTTACATGATTTACTGGCACATATGCTGCTGGCAAACCAGGTGCATATAAACATAATCCCATGAGTTTACAAGTCAAAGGGTCTAAACTATTATTAGTTTCTGTATCAAGAGCTACTATTCCAATATCTACACATTTATCTATATATGAATCATATTCATATTTTGACTTTATTGTAATAGTAGTTTCTGCATACTTACCAAGAATTTTATTTACTGATTCTCGTATGGTACTTAGTCTCTCCTCTATTGAAACAGCATTCTTTTTACTCTTAACTTGCTTGGGATTGTTGACTTTATTGAGAATTTTTTTAGATTTTTCTTGAGTATTTTCTACTACAAATTCTTCTCCCCAAAGATTCATAATCACCTCTCATTATTTGTTAATTATGAATATTATATATTTATAATATCAAAATGTAAAAAAAAATAAGCCGAAGATTTAATATCCTCGGCTCAACATTATGTTATTAGTTTTAGTAATATCTTGTAGGTCTCTGAAGACTACCTGCATCCATAGGTGCTGGGCCACCATCATATGGCTGATTATAACCATTTGGAATTGGCTGTGGAGCCATACCTCCTGCATTAGGGTTATAATTATTAAATGAATTTACATTAGTGTCAGGTGACATCTGAGGTGCAGGTGTATATGTAGGTGTAGTTGGTGTTGCAGTTGTATCTGATTTAGTTTCTGGGAAATTACCAGTTCTCATATAAGCAATCATATCATCTGCACTCTTATCAAGCACCATTCTACCAAGCACCTTAAATTCTTCAAATGGCGTAGTATCTACTGGATAAGCTTCCAGTGTGAATACCTGTGGATTAAGATTAGGGATAATATCATATGTAGTATCAAGTCCAGAACCATGTCTGATAATTTTACACATGATATTTGAAAGAGGTCCATAATTGTCAATGTAGCTCTTCAGTTTTGGTACATAAGCACCAGCAGGTCTATCCCAAACCACCGCAGAAGATTTCCTTGTGTTAGGGTCATACTGAAGCATTTTAATAAATACTCTCTGTCTTACCTTCTCACCACTATTACAGAATGGACATGCATCAAGTGGATCATGTGGAGTTCTAAGACAATTTACCTGCCTATTTGGAAATGAACTGTTTCCAACTGTTACGGGATGCACTGTAAGAATTTCAAGATCAGATACCTGGTCACACAAAATTCTAACTATAGCTTCATCACCATCTGCTTTGAGTGAGAAAAAACCTACATCAAATTCATTATCATTGTTAGCTCTAACGTCTTCATAACTAATCTGTGCCATATTAATCTCCTTTTACAAAACTTTCTTTATCTTTAGCACTTAATTATATTATATATTAATACTCAATAAATGTAAACTATCTCACATCAGTTTTTGGGTCTATTGAGCATAAATATCCTTCTTTTCCAGACTTATTTTTCTGTTTTTCCCAGTAACTACGCTCACATGGAAAATATGTTATATCTATAGGTTCATCATTTTCTATTTTATATACTACAAATTCTTTGGTTGATTTTTTATATTTAGCATATCTACCATCACGCCTAACATAACCTAAAATATCTCCACCCACAGGTGTTTTTGCAAGCTTATCAGCAGCCTCTTCATACACCCTAGAATTTGGAAACTGATTAAATGTAAATGTCATTTTATCTGGATATTGTACATCATTAGATCTACCGTCTTTTGTCACATGGCTTCTAAAATGACTTCGTTTCTCACGCTCGTTATCAAATCTTTCTTCAATTTTATTTATTTTCATTATTCTTCTTTCTGTATTTCTATACTATGTACACTATCCAATTTATACAGATCTGCAATTAAATCAAGTATTCTAGAAAAAACATTGTCCACACATTCTTCTTCTGGGAATAGTATTAATTCTGATTTTTCAATACCATGTGGAGTTGAGTATTCATTCTCTGTATAATCTAAGAAAATACTTGGAGAAGTGTCCACAAAAGATACCCAATCGCAAGACCAAGACATCCTATAATGTTCCAATTCCTCAAATAATATGAGTTCATCAAAACATTTTTGATTCGCTTTGCAAGCTTCATCATAAGAAATA